CCTTAAAGAGAGTTGCGGAAACTTTAGGAGTATTCTGTCCCTTACTACTTGCTGAAGCCTTCTGCCCTTGGACTTTGCTGAGCTTGTTAACAATGTTGAACTCCTTTCGTTCTACTATCCACTTCTTAGGAATGTGCATTCTACAATTAGAGTTAGTAAAATCATCACCCAATGTGTTTGCTATGCATATTGCTTCTTTGGTTTCATTCACTAAAAACCCTACTGTTAAACACGTATAAACATCTGCTTTGACATTATGTTCCCATCCTGAGTCTGCCATTGCATCAACCCACACGATACTAACTAACTTGGAGGCATCCATAATTCTCCTTCCGTCCTCTGTAACCACAATAATTGTCCATTCTCAAGGACTCGTTTTGTATCACCATCATAGGCTTTAAGAACAGTAGAATATAACTCTTCTTCAGTCTTACAGTCTTTAATAATCTTCTCAGCCTTAACTGGTCCGATGCCTTTAAGTCCAATGATGTTATCGACTCTATCACCTACAAGTATCTGTAGATAAAATGCTCTTAAACCTTCTTCTTCAGATACAAAATACTTTTCTTTCTTACGATAGTTATAATGCCAACCACGTAACTGGTTCAGGTCTTTGTCAATATGTACCATCACTGTAGCACCCTCTGGGAGAGCATAAGCAGCGATTCCTACAGCGTCATCTGCTTCGATACCTTCGGTGCAATGAAAGTGCCAACGCTTCTGTAAGTGCTCTCTAAGTGCTAGGTAATGCTCAGGCTTCTCAGAAATCCTTTGACCTTTGTAAGGTGCTGTTACAGCGATGTCATTACGGTAATTCTTTTTACCAGTAATCCATCCTTCGTAACTATCAGCATCTACATCAACAAGGATTGCATGAAGAGCTTCATCGAGTCTCCATTTAGCCAAAGGCTCATCAATATCATTACTTGAGAAGCCAATGGCATAAACTAAAGAATCAGAATCGATTAAAGCCTTACAGGACATCGTCTGTGATTGCTTCTGGGTCATAGGTGACTACACTCGTAACAATTAATTTCTTAATTGATGGAGCTTTGCCGTGCATAGTTGTCATCCGATGTTCGTAGGATGTCAAGTCAGCAACAACCTTTGTACCATTACCAACTTCATCAATATTTACTTCAGAGCCATCTTTGGAAAGAGGCTTAAATAAATATTGACTTTTAGCAACAATGTAAGAACCCATTGTGTCTTTGTGCTTAATCTTGATACCAAGACTCTCTAACTTCTTTACATCTGTCGTACTAATGTTACCGATAGTACATTCATATTTTGTATTATCAGGGTTGAATTTTGTATTAAAGTTATTCATCCACTTTGACCAAAACAATTCACCTTCGATACGTACTGAATTACTGTTATTCATTTCATTTCCTTCACTAGGTTAGTTAAATTACTGCAACGTTATGGGACTGCCTACTACATCATCACCTTCTACTACAAATTCTAATGACTGCTCTAATAAGTCTATTGTATCATTACTTGACTGATTTGTAAACAACATTAAATCATCATTTACAATACCAATCATAATTAGTGGTTCAAAACCATCAGGTATGTTGGTCATGGTCTAAATGCCCTTTCTTCCATGGCTTTAACATAAACATTGACGTTTGTCAACTCTTTTGTTAATTGATCTAAGTATGCAATGATTGCTTCAGGAGATTCCCCTGCTCTGATCATCTCTACAATGGTTTGCTTGAGTTTATTCATCAATGTGTTTCCTTCCAAGAGTTACCTACTTTGTATTCACCTGTCAAAGGACATCTCATGCTAAACTGCACTCCAGCAAGTTCAATCGCTTTAACTCCTAAACCACCTACAGCGTCTGCTTCTGATTCTTTAACTTCAACCTGCCACTCATCATGAACATTAGCTACAAACTTATAATCTATTTTAGCACGTTTTAAAGACTTATCGAGTATAACTAATGCTTGCTTCATCACGATAGCACCTGCGCCTTGCAATAACGTGTTGACCGCAGAATGCTCCGAGCGAATGAATATCTTACGTCCATCAAGACTCGGAAGTGCTCCTTCTTTAGCACTGATGCGACTAACTTTCTGCCGTAGTTCTGAGAGTTTCGGTGTATTCTGTAGAAAATTATCAATGAGCTTTTGTCCTTCTTTCGCATTACCTCCAACAATCGTCCCGATCTTGGCAGCTCCTGCGCCATAGAGGAATGCATAAATAAACGTTTTAGCTTTGTTCCTTGCCTGTTCATGCCCTTGGTCTTTTTTATCCCTGATAGTTTCTTTTGAATAGAATCCGAGTGAAGTCGTATTCTTCCAGTGGATGTCGCCCTGTATAATTTCATGTGTATATTCATCGTCATTCATATAGTGTGCAAGCATCCTGAGTTCTAGTCCTGATGCATCAATGCCTACTAACTTATATCCTTTCTCAACAATCCATAGATTCCTACATTCTTCTCCGTAGGGACTGCCACTATTAGGGACTTGTGCCATGTTCGGATTACGGTGTGTCATCCTTCCAGTTACAGCCCCATTAGTGATTACTCTACCATGTACTCTACCATCTTCTTTTAACTCATTTAACCATGAATCTATCTGACCAATTCTTTTCTGTAGCATCAAATATTCTGCAATGGCTTTAGCTTCAGGTATAACGCTATCAGCAAGGATTACTTCATCTACAATAGGCTGACCTGTCTCAGTAAACTTTGACGGCTTCCAGCCACGTTCTATAAGCCTCTCACCGATCTGTTTACGACTCCCAGGATTGAAAGGTGTAACAATATCTTTAAGAGGTTTATTCAGTTTACTAATACGATTAGATTCTACTCTCGCAGGAAAAATGACTTGCATTTCAACTTCAATAGCATCCAACTTAGTTTTAAGTTCAGATAAAAGCTGCAAAGCATTCCTCTGATCGAGTTTAAAACCATTGACTTCTTGTTTTGTAATAATCGCTTGTACATTGTGCTCAAGTTCAATACTCCTTTGTGAGAACCCTTTAGAGTTCAGTTCTTTAATTAAATGATCATACAGTTTAGCAGTTACTAAAGTATCTTGCACACAGTAGGTAATCATCTCCTCAGTTAAACCACCATCCCAATCTTTGAAGTCTCCTTTAGGAAAACCTAAGCGAGTACCCCACGCATCTAAACTATGACCTCCTTCTAGGCTTGGATTCAGGAGTCTGCTGAGAACGAGCGTGTCTGACACTTGGCTCAATCTCATCGTGACGTTCCATACTTTCCTGAGTATCTGAGCATCGAAGTTTATTCCGTTTTGCATGATAATCAAATCGCAATTGTCCAAATACTTTTGTAATCCACTTGCTGCTTTCCATACAATCACCTCATCAGTATCCATATCACGAGTAACACAACACCATATAACATCGTGTGTGCTTGTCGTTTCAATGTCTAGAACAATCTTCATTATTTTAAGTTCATTAATAAACCGATTTGTGCAAACGCATAACCACTCCAGATAATAGCATTAGAAGTAGCACCTTTAAAGAATTGTAACACACCTACAGTTAAGTAACCGAGTCCTGTAAGTGCAACAATATAATATTCAATCCTGTCCAATCGGCTCGTCCTCCTTCAACATATCATCAGTAACAGCACTCTCAGACGTTGCTAAACCACGCTTAAGAACAGAGAGAATACCTTCACCGATAAGAAATTCTTTTGTGTATTCGTCCATGTTTACTGTAATGATAGCAGAACCATCTTCACACTCTTTAATAATCTTTACATCTAATTGCATATCCCTAGTCATTTTGATTTACCTTTCTTGGTTGATTTAACTACCTCTTTTAACTCTTCACGATGTAGTGCAAATAAGTTACTAACCTCTAATTCTAACGCTCCTACTAACGGCTCTAACGAATCATAAACTGACCAGAGTACCGCACTGCTTTCACCTGTTTCATGCTCTGCTGCCATTGATAAAACACTTCGTAAGTTATTGATTTTATACGATATATTCTCAATGTTATAACCTATGTCTGCGTGATCACTCATGTACTTCTCCTTGTTTAAACTGATCTTCAAGTAAATCTGAAACAGATATTTTCATTGTTCCAAGTTCCTTCTCTTCCATTTGATTTTTTAATCGATGAAACACACTAGCAGTAAAAGAACTCATACCTCTAGAGTTTTTATAACAAGTATATACACTACCAGAATGATTATGAATATCATAATGTTTATCATGGTGTACTACTTTAGTAATACCTGAGCTAAACCGCCACTCATCTGAACCTGTGTAACCACCATACCAACTACCGAGCACCTTATAGAGTATCTCACCATCTTTGGTGTGTACTTCAACTACAACCCATTTATCAGGTGTGTATTCACTCGACATGATCAGTTCTCCATTGTTGTTACTAAAATTTGATTTTCCATGCGTTATTTTATCCTTTTGTTTAAAATATTATCGATATTTACACTTTTAGTGTACTTTTTAGCAATATTTTACACTCTTCTTCTCTTTTTGCTGACGAACAACAACATTGACTAGGTATTCTGTGGCATTTGCTACAAAAAATATTTTGGTTCATTTCTCCCTCGCCTTCATCATAATGTTAGCCAGCTTGTAGGATGTTTTAAATGTCTCTAACGCATCAAACCCTCGACCTTCTACAATTAACTTTAATTGATTGGTAGCAAATTGGATAGCAAAGTAATCTCTTAAATCCATACCGCTACTCTCTTTAACACCAATTACATCGTTCCTGTAAATCGGTTCAGTGCTTGGAAATGCTTTCATTAGTCTATCCTATGATAAGAGTGTTGATTGTTTTTAATCATGTGTGCTATTAGTTCATCTATTGTTTCAAAGAATTGCATAAAGTGTCTTCCTTCTCGTGTATAAATATTAAAGGTCATCTATCGTTCTTTGCCAGTTTAGCTTCAGAACATAAGGCTGCATACTTATGAGGTAAATCAGGATGCCAACCACCTATCAAAGCATCACAGTGAAACCTATACTCCTTCTTACCAATTTCTGTAGCAAAGATTATAAACCCACAGAGAATGATACCAATACCAACTAGCAATAGAAATTCATTATGTTTCATAGTATGTCCCTTATCTCTTGTAAACGTCCAGTAGCATCATCATAGAATAAACTACAAGCAGGTCCAGTGTAGCCAGTATAGCGTGATTTCAACACTCTAACATGAGTTGTGTTACGTTCACGAATGTCAGGTGCTTGACTGTTACGCTCTGCTCCGATAACTGCGTCTGCTAACTGCCCAATAGAGCCTGAGCCTCTGAGCATTCCTAGGCTAGTCACTGCACCGTCCTCCAGTGATTTACCTTCAGCACGTTTCAAGTGTGATACTAGCAACAGTCCACAGTTTACCTCTTGTACGAATGTCCTGAGTTTAGTCATTACCATGTCAATGTTCTTACGCTCATCGCCACCTGCTTGGTCTGAGACAAGAATACTTAAATGGTCTAAGACTAACCACTTACAGCCTAATACCTTAACGAAGTACCTGAGTCTGTTTAAGACGTTCACGATGTCATTCGAGCCGAAGTGCTCCCAAAGGAATACTCGATTCTTTAAATCTAATCGCTCATAGACTCGTTCTACTTCTTCAGGGTCATAGATAGCATCAGGCAAGTGAATCTTCTTAGCCATCTCTAAGCCTACTAAGCCTCGCATAGTCCTCTCAGGAGTCTCTTCTAAGAATGCTAATCCAACCTTCTCTTCTGTCTTGTTTAGGATGTTCGACACAAGTTCTCTGACAATAGTAGATTTACCTAAGCCTGAACCTGCTGCGAGAACCACTAACTCAGACGTTCTAAGCCCATATAGCATCTTATTTAAGCCCTCCCAAGGGTAGAGTACAGGAGCTTTAGTTAATGGCTTCTTGAGGTCTTCTAAGAGCACCTGAGCACTAATGATGCCATCGGGTACATACTGCTCTGCATTCCACCATACATCAGTGAAGTCCTTAGATTGATTACTCTGAAGATAATCACTTGCATCTTTAAAACCTGCTTTGTGTTTAACGATAGATACTTTATTACCAAACAGTTCAGCCACTTCCTTCGATGCCTTCAGTCCTGGTTCGTCCTGATCAAAGCATACAACGATATGCTCGAATGAGTTTAACCATTCATAGTTATCTTTACAGTCTCTCAGAGCCGAAGCAGCTCCTGTTTTGATAGACACTACAGGGTACTTTGAACCCATCATCTGAAATGCCGACAATGCATCAAGTTCACCTTCAACAATAGTGACATACTTACCACCACCTGAGAACTTAGACTGACCAAACAATAGTCCTTCTTTAAACTCACCATCAGTCCTAAATGATTTATCTTTAACACCTCTAATCTTTACTGCGACAATCTCTCCGTTAGCATTGGTATACGGATAGTAATGTTTATCATCAGTCGCTTTTACATCATAACTTACGCAAGTAGATTGAGTAATATTGCGAGCAGGGATAGAACAATAAGTAATATCGACATATTCTTTAAATTCTTTCATAGTTGGTTTATTCTTTTTAAATTGTTCGACATAATCAGTGGTAATGTCGTTACCTTGTACATACGCTTTACAAGCAAAACAATACTGGTGATCATCATCAAATAAACTGTTAGCGTCACTACTACCACACTGAGCACATTCTGTGTGCTTAATGAATTGACTCTTCCTGAGTAAGGATACATTACTCATCATTAGATGCTCTTCTTTGGGATTCTAATACACATAGATAATAATCATTGATGTCTTGAATTACGACATCATAACCATATAGTTTGATGAAATCGACAATACCATCTAAGGTAAAGTGATATGCTCCTGCTTGTTGTTCAAATCTATCGTCCATAGTCCTTCAGTCCTTTCAGATTATTGAAGTGCTACTATAAGATACTTTAAAGTAAAACTACTATGTAAAGACTTACTTATAATGTAATTATTACTATAGTATTTAATGTTTTTTCTTCTTAGTAATTATTGTATCACTGATTTTTTAGTTGTCAAGTACTTTGTCTAATTTAATTTCATCGAATGATTCATACTCAAATTCATCCTCGATTACATCATGTCTTAGATCGTCACGCTCCACTGCCAACACTACTTTACACACACTTTTGTAACATTTATTACACATATCGATAAACTCACTTGTAATAGCATTCCGCCTCGTGGCTTCATAGTCACTTAGGATAACATCGCAACAGTAACACTTCATAATACCTCCAAAATCGATTTAAAGGGCTATTAGAGCCGTTTTAGTTTAAAAGTAATACCTGAGCCTCATCTACAGTGAAAACTGCTTAAATCGCTTAAAAAGGTGCTTCTTCGAATTCCTCCTTTATAATAGGTCTTTTCTCTGTTTTACAGGTAAAGTGCTTATACTTGCTTAAAAGATCGTCACGCTCCCACTTAGTCCTTACTACTCTAAATAGTTCTAAGTCCTCGTCATAAATTTTGTAGAATATATTACACATTTTCTCTATAGCCTCCTTCTGTGAGTTTTTTGCTAGGTTCAAGGAAGCCGTATTTGTCCTTAAATACTTGCATAATATCGGTTTTTACACTAGGAATATAGACAAAATCATACTTGAATACATTGTTTTCCTCATGTAGTTTTTTAAGTTCTTCTCTCATTCTGCGTCCCCTAGGTCAATAGTCAATAACGCTCCGTCTATCTCTAATCTTACTCCATCTACCATGATTAGTGCTTTATCTGCATTGATTACAGAGGGTTTATCATCCCACTTAGGAAAGTTCTCCCATAAGTAGTCTATTAAGTCCGTTCTTGAATTGAAAATGATGTTATGTTTCATGGTTTTAGTTCCTCCTGTTTTTCGTTCCACTCTTCGACAATAGCCCCAAAGAGTCCTTTAAATTCTCTTCCTTCGTCTATCAATTTTAACAGATAGTCAATGTCTTTACTAGTAAAATATATGGTTAATAACTTCTCGTTTTCTTTATTCATTTTAATGTTTCCTTACTTGGTCAATCCAATACGATAACACATCCCAATTAATACCCACATTACAATCATGGTTATCTTGTGCAAGGTCTAAAATTACTCTCGCTTCGCCTTCGCTTATCTTAATATTGCAGTCCCTAGCATGATTCTGTACGTCCTCAGTATGCCACCATATAGACATCCAATTCGGGTCTGTGAGCCGTTGAATATCGTATGCCGTAGGTATCTTCTGCCCTTCGGGTAATTCTACTTCAATAGTTACTTTAGCCATGATTAATTAATCTCCCATGATATGTTATTAAACTCCTCAATTAGCCCTTGATCTGACATTTTATTAAAGCCCATGCCGTCTCTTAAGATAAACTCTAAATATTCTGTGTTTTTCTCTTGAAAAGCATCTTTGATAACTTGAATATCGTCTTTAATTAATCTTTCAATCATCTCTTTTTTATTCATTATTAATCCTCTATAGTTAAAAATAATGGGGTATGCTCACCAACCCAAGCCCCTATGATGTTAAAT